TACGCGCATTCGACTCCTCGAACTGGAGAATCTCTTCTGCTGGGAACAAGCGATAGAGCAAGCTCTCAACGCAAATCCAGTCAGTAGTCATTTCCTTACGGAGCAACTCGAAAGTATAGGACTCAGTACCGGGGCGTTGAATCACTTCTGGTTTGCTATCGCAAGAATCAGTCTCGCAGTAGGTGTCGGTGATCTGACGGAAAGGTGTGCAAGGATCGTGGAATCCACGTCCAAAGCGGAACGCTTTCTGTTCAGTTGTGTGGTTAAGAGGCCATGATTGCTCCTCGAAACGGGTGAAGTATGCGCTGTTCGTGACGAGTTTCTTTACATAGAGATCGTTGAAATATTCACGTCCCTCGCGGAAGAAAGAGTCAATTTCAGCACAGCTATTGAAGTATAGTTGATCTGACATTTTATTTAGTTTTTGTTTGGTTTTAGTTTAGTTGTTGCACCCATGACAAATCCGAAGATAGCCAAAGCGAGTGCTTCGTTTTTCTTCGGCTGGATTCAACCCCGAATCTCTCTTGCGAGAGCAGTCCAGAAACATCTTTTCATGCGAGTGATGTTACTCGCCAGTCCGGGTGAGACTGAATCCCTAATATTATCGTAAACGATAATCTCGGATATCCCGTTTGATCAGACCATAAGAACATTATTTAAGTTGTCAAGCGATAAAACAAAAAAGGTGAAAGATTTTTTACGTCTTTCACCTTTCCATATTTCAACTGGTTTTGGGCTTATGCAGTTCGTGGGCCGAAACGTGCGAGTTTCGCTGCCAGTCCCTCGGATAGACTCATCAGTTGTGATGGAGAATTTGACTTAGGTGATGCGGTGATTCGTGAAGAACCTTTTAGTTTTTCAATGTAATCATCTTTCTCTTTAACCATACTTTGATAGGCTTTGAGTTGAGCCTGTAGTTTCTTGTATGATCGTCCTTGGTGAATCAAGCGATTCATCTCCTCAACGGAGGCTTCTTCGCTAGACTGCTGGGTGGCTGCAAGCGCAATGGCTTCATCCCGGCTAATGTCGTATTTGATTCCCTTCTCCTTCATGTATTCCGAGACGTGATCTGGAATAGATGTTTGACTGTCTATTTCTTCTTGAGTTGCTTTGTAACTGCTTTTCCACTCATTAAGGAACTTGTTGCGTCCATCTTGTTCACGTTGCTTTGTTGTTTGAATGATGTTTTGCTTGGTTTGCTCAAAGTTGAGTAAGGCATCGTGGTGACTTTGGGTTGCTTTAATGAAGCTGTTGACTTGCTCCGCGAATTGGTACTGCTTGAATTGCGATAGCGAGTTTGTGATTTCGTCGAACGCTTCGTCCCTTGTGGCTTCTGCTGCCCTGAGGTCTTCTTCGGATGCCGCATTGTACATGGCGGCATTTGCTGCTGTAGCTCTGGCGTACATAGAAAGAAGCGTTGGATCATTGTTAAGCAACTTTTTAGCAGAGTCATAAGTTTGCTTGATGGGTTCAACGTAATTCTTTTTGAACTCTGGATTGCTGGTGATGTCGTGAAAGTCCAGTTTTCCTCGCAAGTCATTAACTTGTTCTGACAACTGCCTTTCGACTTGTTCTTTTTCTTCATTGGCTTTCCTGAGTTGTTCTTGGTAATGATTCGTTTCTGCTGTTGTTTTACTTTCAGATGCGAGTCTTTCAAGTTCTTGGATTTTGGTTTCAAATTTGGGGATTTCTTCTTTACGGTATTTCTCTAACTCTTCTTTGAGTTTGCGGTTCTCTTCGATTTGTCGTTCAACAAATCCTTTCTTTTTACCTTTGCGGTCAGATGTAATGTCTTCCTTATTTACACTATAGGATTCTTCTTCAGCCTCGTAATCTGGTGGCTCGACTTCGTCTTGCTTCATTCCAAGCATAGGATCACCTACGTTCGTTGAACTAGGCTTGCCATCGTCGGCCTGTTGCTTACTGAACTTCTTTAGGAAGTCAGATGTGTTACCTTTAATAGCAATCTGTGGTTTGCTTTTAAGGTCTTGGATGATGTTGTCTGTATCATTTTCGCTCATATGTTAGTTATCTTCGTCTAGGTCTGGGTCAGAATGAAGCATCTTAGGTGCTTCTTTCTTGTTGCTTGGTTTGTTTTTCTTGAACTCTACCGCTGTATCTTCTCCGATTGCATTGATTCGGTTGATTACATCTCGTAGAGTTGTGATTCCTTCTGATGGCGTTGCCGTCATTAGTAGGTAAGTTTGCAAAGCATACCAGTCTTCGTGAGAAGCTATAGCAGCGCAGATGCTTTTGATTTTGTCTGTTGTACTCATTGTGGTGTCATTGGCGTGATATTAGTTTGCTCTGGAGTTTCAATCTCAACTTCTTCTACTTCCTCTTCTTCTACTTCTTCGGTAGGTTTTTGAGCTTCGCCATTCATGCTTGCCATCTTTGCTTTCTCCTTCTGGATTTCTTGGCGAGCTTTGGCTTTCTGTAGAGCAAGCTGAGTGATACCTTGTTCCTTGCGTTGTTCTGTACGTTGAGCGTGACTGATAGCAGCCTTGCCAACGGAGATGTCTGCGAGCTTCTTCTTGGTGTCGATCTCGATACCAGATTTTGCAGCGAGGTACTGGAGCTTGAGTTCTTCTTCCGAAGATTGCTTGCCTTGCTGAGATTGTGCCATTTCTTGGTACACACCAGCGATTTCGTCTGCTGCGCCTTGAGCTTGTTGCATCCCTTGCATGAATTGCTTGAGGAAGTCTTGTTTGGATGGGTCTTTTTGAATGAATCCAACGTGCGCCATGATATGACCGCCCTTGAATTGAATGGAGCGAACTGTCTTACCAAGTTCGTTAACGTCTGGCTGACCACCTTGGATCATCTGCATACTCGTTTGAATCTGCATCATCATATCCTGCAAGTGACCATTGACGTGTTCGATGTGTGGATCAGTTGGCAGTACTGGGAAGTTAGCTGGGTTAACGAATACATCAGTCATTCCAGCGTTCTCAAACCCAATGATACGCATCGTGTCATCAATCTTGGTTGGCTTAGTATTACGATACCTAGCTACGTTATCACGTCCAGATAGTGCGGCAATAGCGTCCTTGACGGCGTTTTCTTGACCTTCGTTGGCTGGAGTAATAGCAGTAATCTGCAATAGCTTCTCAGCCGTAATCAGCTTAAAGCTAGGACTACCAGCTCCGTTGATAAGGTTGGAACGGATGCTAGTGATATTCTTCCATTGGGCGGCTTCTTTGGGTGTTCCGAGTTCTTCAAGGATTTCGTAGAACTTCTTAACGTATTCATACCCATCGTCACTAGACTTGCAGTTTACAAATCTCTTGTAGAGTTGTTTGAAGTACAATGTTTGGCACTCGTTGAATCGACGAATCTGCGTTCCAGATAGTTTTGCTGACTCAGCGGCATCTAGTTCTGCTTCGCCTTTAGTGCGTTGTTTACCACCAGCGGTAGGCGCATTGATACGATACTGACCCATGCCCCTGTACATATCTCCCATGAAGAACTGCATGAATCCCATGCTCTCTGCTACTGGGAGTTGGAAGCGGTTCTGGATGAACTTAGCTCCATCTGGCATAACAGAGATTGGTAGCCATTCCATCTGCTTGAGCATCTTGGTAGAGTCTGGGCCTTGTCCCTCGATCATCAGCATAGAGTTGAGTCGAACGGCATCAACCAGTCCGTTCATCGTGAAGTCATACTGACGGCAAGCAACGAACGCCGATTCCGCTTGGCTCTTAATGTCTTGGAATAGACCAGAACCAACAGAGTCAGTGAGCATATAAAGAATCTCATCCCATGAGTTATATGCACCAATTTTAAGCATCATGAATCCATGCTCACTACGAACATCGTCTTCACTTAGCTTGCCAGACCCCTTAATATTTGAGTTGATGTATTGCGCGATAGGTTGGTAATCCTGTAGGATGATTGCTTTAGAAATGGTTCCATCGAACTCTCTCCAGTAAACTTCATAGAGATCAATCTTTTGGTTGACCGAAAGACTCCAGTTGAATCCAGCCTCGCTAATCGTGCGGAAGAAGTCTTCGCGAGTTTTACGGTGGTTGCTGAATGCACGATGGAATCGGATAGCGTCAATAGCCGCATCTACATTCCATCCCATTGCTTCAGCAGCAGCGCGGTTCTCGATCTTCTTATACAACTCATAAGGAGTCAGGCGGACACGGCGCACAAACTCTTCAAGGTTGCAGAAGTCAATACGAATATCATCTGGGAAAAGAAGATCAGATAGGAAAACGTGTTCGGGCATCCATCCCATAGGGCTATCCCACATTCCGATACCTTTTCCGTACAAGAGCATTTCTTCTAGGTCTTGCTCTGCATTGTAGAGATAACCGGGCCATTCACGAACCGCTTGGTCAAATGCAGTGGTGATATTTTCCGTGTGAACAAGGCGTTCTTTTTCATTGCCAAACTTAGTTGTAATCGTGCAGCAAGCCTGACGTTCCGTAATGACATCGTAGTAACTGGACTTCTGGTTATCTACAATGAAACCAAGTTGTCCGTAGTTAACGTCCGATTGCCAAGGCAGTTTCTTTTCAGCGAGCTTGCTGTACCCTGTAGGCGGGAACATCTTGTAAGCCTTGTAAATACGAATGCGTTTATTCTCGCGTCCGATGTTTGCTTGCCTCAAGTGGTTAGCCACATTCCAAGCGTGATTCGCATTGGCAATTCGTGTTTCTGGAGGCTTGCCATTTTCGTCTAGGGTTGCAAGTGAAAAGTTGTCTTGTCCGATTGAGATCATAATATTTTTATCGTTTACGATAATGAATTTAATGCGTTCCTTCTCCGATTGCAAGAACTACATCCTCTTGCTTTATGTTCTAGTTTAGTTCCAAGAACCTTGTCTGTAACCGCCGCTACCGTGTGAATTGCTTGCGCGATCCTATCTCCCAATCCATCAGCGTACCAGCAACGATCACTTGGTTGGCGTTGACAGATTTGATCTTCGACGAGTTGCTCAAGGTTTTCTGGAATATCAATTCCATTGGATCGGCAATCTTTTTGGATGTTTGAAATAAGACTGCTCCATGTGCTTCCATACACAACCGCTGGGAAGGTGAGTTTATCACGCTTGATCTCGTATTTGTAGTACCACCCACCGACTGGAGCTAGGTTTCTATTTTTGAGTTTCATCTTGCCTTTCATCTGAAAATATATTTTATTATTGATATGTCAAGAATTTTTTCTGGTAACACAGGCATTCAAAAGTACGGTATCAAATTCCCTGAGAACATGGACGAGCTTGGTGTAGAGCTATACTGCTACGCTATTAGTAAGGGTGAATATGGAAAAGAGTACTGTAACAAACACAATATAAATCTTTCAGATTTTAAACTGCTCACCCCTTATGAACACTTCTTGAATGCCGTCAAACTCCAATGGCCCACTGAAGTTTCTATTGTCAATCGAGGTTATACCAATACTCAGTTGTTGAGAACGCTGGAAGAACTCTGCAACAATGATGACATCTGTTTAGCTGGCGCGGCCTCGATGGGAAAGTCGTTTCCAGTTGGGCTTTGGGTCTACCTTGACTGGTGTTCTGCTCCGCATTGTACTTCATCTTGGGTTGCTACAACTACTCTTGGTGCATCCGAAGATCGTATCTGGGGTATCATTTCTAAGTTGTGGAAGTCCGCTGCCGTTCAGTTTGGGAAGTTAATTGACTATCGCCACATGATCGTTTGGGGTGGTGGATCGAATGATGAGGATAAGGACTATCGCAATGCTATCAAGGCTCTCGCTTTCCAGTCAGGTAATGAAGGTCAGAAAGCTATTGATACTACCCGTGGACGTAAGAATGATCGGATTAGACTTGCCCTTGATGAGTTGCCCGAAATGGAACTGGGCGCGATTACTGCCCGTGTTAACTTGTCAGCTAACAATGATGTAGTCTTTATCGGTATTGGAAACCCGTCTGCTGGTGACAATCCTCACACCCGCTGGGCTATGCCTAAAGGCCAAAGTAACTTTGATACTGTCAGTCCAGAGATGGATAAGTGGGATACGGAGACTGGAGTTTGCCTGTTCTACAATGGCATGAGGTCGCCTAACTTCGCCGCTCCAGAGCATGAGCCATCCCCGTTCCCGTTCTTGATGGATCGAAAGAAACAACAAGTCATGCTCAAGCAGTGCTACGGAGATGAGAATGCGATTGACTACGTTCGTAACGCTATTGGCTGGTGGCCTAAGTCGGGATTTGCGCAGACCATTCTCACTGCTGACTTGATCCGTAACGCTGATACCAACGAAGAACCGCTCTGGGATTCAGAAGGATTTCATAAGATTGCTGGCTTCGATACGGCTTTTACAGTGGGTGGAGATAGGTGTGTGCTTACTATAGCTAAACTGGGTTACATTCGCGGGACTCGCAATCGTGTCATGTGGTTAGAGAAACAGAAAATCATTCAGCTATCTGCCCGTGAAGCTGCTGAGTTTGAAGTTGGTCTAGCTAAGGAAGTAGTCGAGCTATGCCGGGCTTCTGGAGTTCAGCCTACCAAATTTGGTATGGACGTGTCTGGTGATGGCGGTCGAGTCGCACAAGCTATCATCCGTGAGTGGTTGAAGCATGATTCTAGTGGTCATTCTATTGCCCTTATTTCTTCTATGGGTAAACCTACTGAGCGTATGGCAGCAGAAGTTGATAAACGCCCGTGTAAGGATGTTTATGATAGACTTGTCTCGGAATATTGGTATTCAGCCTATCATGGCTTTAAGAGTCGAGTCATCTATGGGGTTGGCCCAACTTCTGAACTGGCGCGGGAACTTTGCATCCGTAGATACACGATTAAATCTAAGAAGATTTCCGTAGAGACTAAGGATGACTTCAAAGGTCGTACTGGGTACTCGCCCGATTTGGCAGATAGCTTTCTCTATTGCCTCGAAATGTCTCGTAGGTTTGGACTGGTTTTTATCGGAAACGATAAAGCTGTTCCAACTAACCGATTCTGGGCTAGAGAAGAAAAGCCAGTCGAATCATTCTCAGATGATGATAGCTATTCTTCTGACGAGAATGGTGACTGGTAATTAATCGAGAATACCTTGAAGCTCTAGCGTGTTTGCTACTTCCTCTGGGATTACAATACGAATGAACTTACGTCCTTCGTGTATCCCTAGTGGTTGCAATGATCGAATATCAGATTTCTTTACCCAGCATTGATTGAATTGCTGTTGGAAAAGAATCTTAGTTGGATTCTCATCTTCGTGATAACCATCACACACGATCATTGAAACGAATGTATTATTTGAACTCATATATTAAATATCCTAATTCTCTTGCCCACGCAGGATTATCGTGGATTCTGTTATGACAAATTCTACAAGTTGCCATAAACATTTCTAGGTTGGAAAGGTTCTTTCCTCTCTTAGCTTTGTGGTGAATATCTGTAGCTCCAGCCCCGCATACCTCGCAGTTTGGGTGAGTAGTAAAGTATTCCTTTCTCGCTTCAGAGTATTCTTTGTTTAGAACCTTACGTCTATCTGAAACAGGCTTTAACCTTGCCCCCGTTTTTTTGAACCCTTTTTTTCTACTGAGCATTGATAGTAGTTTGTTAGCTCTTGAAGTCCGATGGTGGCCAACTCCAGTGATTCGTACTCTGGCTTGAGGCTGTCTGGGAAAGGCTTTCCTCGTTCGTGCATGGGGCTGGGATTGCTGGCTGAGTAGGGACTGACTCGGACGTAGTACTTGCCGTTTTCGATTTCGAGGAAGGTGTGCATAGTTCGATCACTTTATCTACTTGTTCTTTCTTCAGAATGCTCTTGGAGTTGACTTCAATCTGGTTGATTAACGATCCAGTTACGCCGATCTTGTCACCTAGTTCCCTGACTGTCATTCCTAGCTTCTTGCGAGTTTCCCGAAGCTGATTAGCAAAGGTCTTGCGTCCAATAGAACGAATGTAGCGAGACTGCTCGTATGCAGTCATGCAAGATTCATAGGCTTCGTATAGTGGATGCTTCATTTCAATTAAAAGTAAACCAATCCTATTGACAAGTCAACACTTTTTTGATAGTCTATTTGCTTATGGATAACACTAACGAAAACAACGCAGTAGATAAAGACGCAGAACGTATGCTTGCGGCTATTAGGCAAACAGTTCTAATTACAAATATGTCTCTAGCTGCTGCACTAAATAACGGGTTCATTGCACAATATGAATCTGACCAAGGCATCTGCAATATGGCACTCAAACCAAACAATACTGCTGTTGTTGCAACCACCGCCGCAACTGGACTAACAATCTACCAGTCTAACTTCTTCATCAAGGATGATGCTATGGGAGAACAACGCCACATCTACAAATGCGAGAATGAAGATGACGCAGATACGCTTTGGGCCAGCATCAACGACAAGATGTTTGAATGGTCAAGGGGTGAGATTAAGTCCGTTGACATCTAGTCATTATCGTTACCGATAAAAATATTGTAAAAAA